ATAACATGTAACCAACAGTGGTGGAAGTCTTACCAACCTGTCGAGGCATTTTTGCGATGGTAAATCTATTTTCATGAAAAGTTTTTACCATATTCTTCTGATATGGGCGCATATCAAAAGGTATTAGACCCTCGTCTACGTTAACAATCTTAACGTAGGTTTCAATAAAATAAACTGGATCTTGCGCGCAAAGTAAAAATTGTTTTACTTGTTCTTCGGTAAATTGTAATTGTACACCGGCTCTTTTCAGGTTCGGATTACCTAAATATCCGTCATCTAGTTTAGATGCCATAATAATTCCAATTTGGAAATTTATTACTTTTTATTCTATTGTAGACGGTTGGCATTGAAATGTTAAACGCACTCATTACACCCTCAAGACCATTATAAATGATACCATCTATTAAAAATTTTTTTCTAGTGATTCTTTTTATGCCCATTTCTTTTTGTTTTCTGAGAGTTTCTTTAAGCGTGGTGTTTCTTTTTATTTTTGTTTCTTCACTATCCCTAGTTCCTTTTCTTTTTTCTGCCGCTATTCTAGATGCATATAGAGCAAATTCTTTTTGTTTAGGGTTGTGTTTTTTGTTTTCTATTCGTTTTTTGACATGTTCTTCGGTCTGTTTTTCTATATAAATTCTTCCACCAACGTTTTTATTTAACCATTTATCTTCATACAACACATTCAATCTTCTAAGAACCTTTTTTTCCCAATTTTGAGTGTTAATTGCGGAGTAAAAAATTTTTCTAATTTGAATTATGTCCGGATCACCATATTCTTTAACGATCTTTTTTACATATTTTGATGATGTAAAGTAAGTAACCCATAAATCTTCAGGTTTTGCGTTTTTTGAATATCGAGAACCGTAATACCACAAATTTTGTTTTGACCATCCTATTAAATATGTGTAACACATAAACACCTCCTTTTAGAGGTATTTATATAAATTTAGTTTTCTGTTATACGAAAAGCTGTCTCATTTGCGTATAATGCTTCTAAGCATCCAAGCGTGTTTCTTATGCGAATCTAATCTTGAAGAAATAAAATCAGCAAGACCCTGTTCATTGTTTTGATCAGCTAAATCAAAAGTCTTATTGAGTTGATTGATTATTTTCTCATTATCTACTAATAATATCTTGACCATGTTCTCGTCACTAGGTATAATCTCAGTGTCACTGATTAAGGATAACTCATTAAATCTTTTAAATGAACCTGGTGCATAATCATCCAATGCACGAATGTGTTCTGCAATAGAATCAATACTGTCTAAGACTTCCTCATAGAGTTTACCAAAGAAATCGTGTAACTGCACAAAGTCTTTTCCCGTCACATTCCAATGAAAGAATTGTGACTTTAAATAAAAATGAAATGAGGAAGCTAAAACAATCTTCATCTCTTCAATTAATTCTTCCATTTTAATCCTCTTTCTGTTGTTTCAAAAGTTTTGAAAGTTCGTTTGTTGATCCTATAAACACAGCCTTCTCAACATTAATATCGCCATTTTTTAATTTGGCATCTCTTCCTTCAATTTCCTTGCGTGTTTTTTGTAATCCAAGTAAATCTTTATTAAGCTCAGATAAACTCTTAATAAAATTCGAAGCCACTTCATAAGCCCTAGGATGCTCAGACTCTTTTGCTACAAATAATATTTCGTCTATTGCGCCGGAACCTTTTGCTATAAGTTCTCTTAGATTTTTCCTTGCAAAGGAAAAATCATCATCCTCTTCAAGAATAACGGAGGGCACTGGTTCAGCTTTTTCAGTGGAAAAATCTATAGGATCTATATCGAAGATCTGTGATAATTTATCATTTGTCTCTTTCATAACTAAGCATCTGGGAATTCTGTTATAGTGGTCGTAAACCCATAATCGTCATTAGCCCCAGCAGTCAATGGACTTTGAACTGTCTGCGAAGTATATAGTTTAACGTAAGTTCCGTTTAGATTATCTACAGTCCAAGAACTGTTTGTTTGATCGCCTATTAATACATCACCCACTTTAACTGTTCCATTCCAATCTCTTGCATAGAGAGTTTTTGTATTAGATGACCAAGAAGTCACTGTTCCAAAAATTGAAGAATTGGCAACCCTTACTATTTCATCTTCTCTATAATTTCCAAAACCTGAAGTTTCCATTTTTATTTCTTGAAGTTGACGATTAAAAAGCTCGGAATAAGCATTTATAATAACGCCACCAACTTGTTTTCCATTTTGATCCAAAACTGGATTGCCGTTAGCTGAATGATATTGCCCAGCTATTATCTTACCTTGAGTAACTGGACCGAAGAAAAATGTTTTGGCTGTGAAATTTAAATTCCAAATTATTAATCGAGTTGTTGTGAAATCACCCTCATATTCAATCGTATTATCAACGCTATTTAAAATAAAAGGAATGTCTTTTGTTGTTTCTGCAATTCCATCGACAAAATCAATCGTGACTGTATAATCTGGAGTAAAATATGGTAAAATCTGTTCTACTATTTGAGTTCCGTCTTCTATGTTTCGAACATAAATGCTAAGAGTGAATTCCATATCATAAGGAACCCCCACATTTTGCACTTTAATGGCGTTTGTCGTAGGTGAAGTTCCAAAATTCTTTAAAGTTGTTATAGGCTTTCTGGATGAATCATAAGTGTATCCTGTAACTTCAAATCCCATTCTTGGAACAATCGTGTTCAGAGAGCGGGTTAAATCAGGATCAGAAAATAAACGAGTGATGAATTTTTCTTTAGGAGAATATATTAATGGTACTTTAATTCTCTCAAATTCTTCAGTCAATTCATTATTGTACCTAATAAGAGTGATATTATTAAAAAGATTGCCAAAGGAGACAACCATCTTTCTTATCACTCTATTATAAAATGGACTAAACATTATACTTCACCAAAAGGATTTGATTCAGTAAAATTGAAAAATGTGTTAGCCTCTTCTTGAATTCTATTGTTATCAGCAATATCCTCAAAAACACCATCAAATGTTTCTATATTATCAGAGGTTGATAAGGACCAAGTTGCTCCAGATGATGCGCCTTTTACGGCTCCCTTTGTCACATCAAAGACGCCGATAGTTTGTGTGACTGTAAGTTTTTTGTCTGAAGGTCTCCAACTATGAGATATTGCTTTAGAGTTAGCGGAAGAAACTGATGCGCCTTGGTATATCAACTCATCAGCAATAAATTGACCCGAACCTGATGAGAATGTTAGTACAGTCTTTTTATACTCATCTCTGATTTGTTCATTTAGTTCTTCAACACCCATATCAAATTTTTCCTCACTGAATACGAACTGTTTCATTTTTAATGCAAACACATAAACGTTTGCATTTCTTCCTTTTCCTAATGTATACATCATCGCCTGTTCGTTTTCATGTTCAACGAATGTTATCTCATAAAAATTTTGTGTTAGAGGAATATAGATAATGTCTCCCTCTCTAGGTCTTTTTAGTAGCACTCTTGGTATAGTTTGAACGAACCTTCTTCTCGCAACTAAAAGAGTTAATTCATCATCAAGCTCCAAACCAAATTTAGAAATTAAATCTTGATTACCTTCCATACCCAAAACATTTTCTAAATACATTTCAATTTGAAATGCTCCTTTAAATGTTTTTAGAGTTTCTTCACCAAAAAGTTTATCGATAGAATCTCTCGACTCTCTGGGAATGTAATAAACATCCATTCCATATTGTTTTATAGATTCTATAACCAAATCTTCGACAAGAAGTTGTTCACTTGTTACCTGATCACCAGGAAAATTGTTAAAATATTGATTTAACATTTCCTAAATTATCCTATCATTATTTCATTTGGAAGAACATTGTATATTTGCATTTCTTCTTCTATTTTCTGAATTTCTGCTGTCGCTTCATCCCATATAACTTGTCCGTTTAGAACTACACCGCCAGGCATCTGAACATTACCAAATTTCTTTAGATTTTCTCCCCACTGTTTTTTAATCATCGCAGTTGCGTACTGTTTTAAAAATCGATCATTCCACACATCGGATAAACCTGTTTTGGATATTTGTTGATTTATTGCTGTGGCTGAAAAATTAGAATCGACATTCATTGTGGTTTCGGAAGTAACATTGACGATTCGTTTAGTTTCACCATTGATAGTTACTTCATCACCTGGAATAAATTCTCTATAAAAAATAGTATTTGTGCCACTTACAACACTTGATGAAATTGACACATCAACAGTACCTGTTCCTACAAATGTATCGGGTGTTAATTTTCTATAACACTCAGCTACGATATATTCACCCAACTGCATATCTCTTTCCCAATCAATATCCAAATATAGCTTGTTGACATGACGATTAAATCTGATAGCTGGAGTTCCACTAAAAAGTAAATTTAGTGTTCTAATATGTTGCATTGTAATCGTATATGGAACATAAGAAACCGAAGTGAAATCATACAAATCGTGCAATCTTAATTGATAACGTAAATCGAACATATTTGTTGAAGCGTTTGAGTTATCAAAGGGAAAAATTGACACGACTGAGATAATAGCATCTGGAACATAAATCCATCTTCTATCCTTATCAGTTTGTGTAATTTGATGCTTCATGAATATTTTTTCGACACCATCAAAATGATAGTCTTGAAAATATTGAAGGGCGTCGTCAATTCTATCTTCAACTTGCTCGTCAGCGACGTTTATTTCAATGACAGGATAACCAAGGCGACGAAGGCAATAATCTTTGAATTGTTCTCTTGTTTGTGGTGCTGCCATGAAACTTTTCCTAATTTATGGAGTATTTATGCTTACCAAACTATAGAATTAACTTCTTCAACAGTGGTTGCTGCTTGAATTTGATCTTTTAACATAGC